CTGGTTTCAATCCATTCTGAATAATAGGATTGATTGTGGTGGGAAATCCACAAGCACAGACAATAATTTCTTCACCATCTTCCCACCCAAAGTATTCCTTAAGGGCAGCAATCATTACAAGGTTTGCTGATGAACCAGAGTTCACCATTACTGATTGTTCAAATCCAAACTTCTTAGAGAACTCCCTTTCAAACTTATTGACAGACTCTCCAGCAGATAACCACTTACCCGAGAGCATAGAAGTAATAGCAGCAGAAACCTCTTCATTTCCCCAATAAGGTCCTGAATAATAGATAGGATTTCCACTCTTCCAATCTTTATTCGCTAGATATGGGAAAAGATTCTCACCATCATCCTGGAGAGAATCAATAAAACTATTAACCTTTTCAGTTATTGACATAGATCTTTAATAATTAATTCAAGAGAGTATTGTGGTTTGAAACCTAGGGAGTGAAGTTTATCTACATTCATCCAAAAGTCTTTGTTCTGAACTTCTTTATGGAAGTTTGGGGGATCAATATAATTGATCTGAGATGAAGATCCAATCTGATTTTTAGACATCTTCATTATATCACATATCTTAGTCGGAACGCCAGAACCAATGTTATATATTTCATTAAGTTCTCCCTTCTCACAAACAAAGTTTATTGCCCTACAAATGTCTTTAACATGCATCACATCACGAATTGGAGTTCCATTATCATAAAGTGATATATCATTGCCATTCTTAATTTGATTAATCATCCAAGTGAGTGCATTCTTTTTCTTTGATACTCCTCTGTCACCAGGGCCCAGAACATTACACAACCTGAGAATTCTATAATTTAATCCATAAGTTTTACAGAAAGATATCAACAAATCTTCTGCACACTTTTTTGTAATTGAATAAAATCCAGTTGGATTACATAAGTCAGTTTCTTTTGCAGGTAGATTGTCAGTAATACCATACACAAACCATGAACTTACAAAGTTTATAGTTGTATTTTTATTCTCTCTACACTTACCCAAAACCTCACATAAGACTTCAAGATTTGTTTTTACATCTAGTGTGATGTCATCATATACATGATAGTTGTGGACTGTAGAAATAAAATAAAGAAGGTCATCACTCTTGGGAGTTCTTTCCTCCCTTTGAATTAAGTGATGTCCTGGATATAAACTATTATAATTACTTCCTACAAATCCGGTTGATCCGTAAATAGAAAGATTCATCTCACAAATTAGTACTCAATGCAATTTGTTTTGATTTTAGTATTTCTCCTTCAATCCACTTATAGGTTTTACTGATACCATCTTCAAGAGTTTGCTCATAATCCCATCCAAGTTTTTCGCGAATAAGATTATTATTAGAGTTACGACCACGTACACCAAGAGGTGCATCAAGTTTATGCATTCTCTTTACAACCTTTCCAGACACTTTAGACACAGTATCTACAAGTTCATTGATAGTAACCATTTCTTCAGAACCAATGTTTACAGGACCCATAAAGTCAGAATTCATTAGACGACGAGTTGCCTCAATACAATCATCAATGAACAAGAAAGAGCGAGTTTGTTCACCGTCTCCCCATACCTCAATAGCACCACCAACATCGGGAAGATGAACTACTTTACGACAGATTGCTGCTGGTGCCTTCTCTCTTCCACCGTCCCAGGTCCCTTCAGGTCCGAAAATGTTGTGATACCTAGCAACCCGAACAGGGATACCATGATTACGATTATATGTAAGGTAGAGACGCTCACTGAAGAGTTTTTCCCATCCATACTCAGAGTCTGGTGCTGCTGGATATGCTGATTCTTCACGGCAATCGGGATTATCAGGATCAAGTTGGTTATGCTCTGGATACATACATGCTGATCCAGAATAAAAGATTTTAGTTTTGTTTACATCTTTATCAAGATTAAGAAGATGTTGCTCTTCAAGCACATTTAGATTGATAGACACTGAGTTGTGCATGATATCTGCATCATTCTCACCAGTGAATACGAATCCAGCACCACCCATATCAGCAGCAAACTGATAAATCTCATCAAAGGGCGAGAGAAACTTATCCACGATATGTGCATAGAACCCCCCGTTGACACCAGTGGTGCGAATACAACGACGGACAAAACTTCTATCCCTCAAGTCACCTTGAATGAATTCGTTTGCTTCAGTATCAGAATACTCTGGTCTCTTTAGGTCAACACCACGAACCCAATAACCCTCAGACTTGAGACGTTTTACCATGTGACTTCCAATGAACCCACCAGCACCAAGAACAAGTGCAGTCTTTTTATATTCAGTCATAATAAATTTTATCTAAAAATGTTTCGGTTTTGTTTATACCAATGAATTGTTTTATACAATCCTGTACTCAATGAGTATCTAGGAGACCAATCAAGTTCGGTTTTTATCTTGGTAATATCAGTAGAGTATCTTTTGTCATGTCCCGGTCTATCAGTAACATACTCATACATACTTCTCTTTTCCAAGATTATTAAGATTTCTTTTATCAAATCAATGTTAGAGATCTCAGACTGCCCACCAATATTATACTTCTCTCCAACTTTACCTCTTTTCCATACTTCTGTCAATGCCTCACAGTGATCTTGTACATACAACCAATCCCTTATTTGCATACCATCCCCATAGATGGGAACTTTCTCTCCATTCATAACATTGAGAATTGCCTTTGGAATTAATTTCTCAATGTATTGTCTAGGTCCATAGTTATTGGAACAATTGGTAATGGTTACGGGCAACCCATATGTATTGTGATATGCCATTACAAAATGATCACTAGATGCTTTAGATGCCGAGTATGGATTTCTAGGATCATATGGAGTTGTCTCTGTAAAAGATCCCTCAGGAATACTACCAAAAACCTCATCTGTAGAAATATGCATAAACCGTTCTACATCATATTTTCTGGATGCCTCTAGAAGATTAACTGTTCCAACAATATTAGATTGTATAAATGGAAAACAATTATCAATAGAATTATCTACATGACTTTCTGCTGCTAAATGAAAAACTGTAGAAGGTTGATGTTTTCTAAACACCTGTCTTACATCATCATAGTTGGAAATATCTACAACTTCAATAGGTATATTTAAGTGATCAATAAAATGAAAGTTGGATGCATAACCCATTTTATCTAAACAAACTATTCTCTCATCTACCGAGGAGACCAAATGATGAAGAAGATTGCTTCCTATAAATCCTGCTCCACCCGTAACTAATATTGTCATCTCTCTTCATTCTTAACTGAATATTTTTCTAAAATCTCTGGAGAGTATTGTTTAATATCAGTGATACCCTTTTCATCTCTCTTTAATTTCTCCAATTTATAAACTCTTTCACGAAGTTCAGATGTAGAGAACTGATGTCTGCGAAGATGATAGTAAATCTCAATATCATTATCAATGCAATATTGCTTTCCAGTAAATTCAATGTTCTTATATTCCTCACTCAAGAACCTAACATGAAAAGTTTGTGTCTTGATTAAATTGAGAAGATCTGACTCAGTATCGTATAGGAGAATCTCATCCACATATTTACATCCCTGAACCTGAACATATCGTTCATAGATTGATTGGGATGGTTTATTCTTTAGTCCAGGTCTGTCTATTGTCGGATCTACTTGCAGCGCAACCTTTAAGTAGTCGCACATTTCTTTCTCCATCTTGAGCATGGTCACATGCCCAGCATGAAATAAATCAAAACAACTACAATTAAAACCAATCTTCATCTTAATTATTTTAAATATGATACCATTCTACAAAAAAAGAGGAGTTTATGCAACCCCCCATCTCTTTATTATTACACAGGACACGCCATGCTATTTTGACTGAATAACAAAACAGGCGGGGTTAACCCCATCCGCACCAACAATTTTTTAAAAGAAATTGTAAACTCTCGGGATTGAAGGAGATCCTTCACCAACCAGGATAATTTACAGTCTATCCAAAACTCAGATAGGAATGTTTTGACCTTTCTTAAGGAAGGAGATCAATTCTTCCAGTCTTGCTCCTACACCAGAATCTGATGTACCAGATGAACATGGAGTATGTGATCTTGCCTCCAGTGCAGCAAGTCTCTTTTCAATCTCTTCAAATTTTTTCTCACATTCTTTATCAAATGCAGACTTATATGTAGATGGTGGAGTAGATGGTGGAGTAGAGGTTGGATTTGATGATGTTCTTCTAGTTGCCATAATTACAATACTTGACTATTCATTATTTATAATTATACCTTCTTCATATAAAAGAATGTATAATCTAGTTTAAAGATGATACCGTGTCTCTAACATAACAAGGAACACCATCTGGATCTAACCATTTAGTATACTCTGGATCATCAAGTGCAGTCAACAATTGCATTTGATTATCAAGAAGATACATATCATTGTACCTCTTAGTCCAACTGTTTGCTTTTTGAATACGATAGTCTGGCATACCATTAATCTCTAATGTGCCACACTCAACATAACGATAAGGAAAACGCTCAAGAAGAACTTTCATTGAGTAACCTCAACTACTTCAAGATCTGCAACCAACCAGTCAATTAGAATTTCATAATCGTCTAGAGGATCGCCAGAAAAAGTAACACCATTGTTCTCGTAAAATTTACGAACCTTCTTGTAAAGTTTTGGATTCTTTACATCAAGGAAAAAATCACCATTTGCGGCACCACGAAGGGTTTGAACGTCTTTTTTAAACTTGGAAAGAAGAGTCATTGTCTTGCTTGTTTACCCAGTAATAATAGGTTATATTCTCTTAATAGTCAAGAGGGACAGATAAGTTTCTGTCCAATGCTTCCTGTGAGGATCGAACTCACCTTAGGCAAATTATGAGTTTGCTGCATTCACCAGATTGCTAAGGAAGCGATAGGACTGCTGGGATTTGAACCCAGGTCACACCGTTATAAGCAGTGGGCCTTAACCATTAGGCGACAGTCCCGTATGTGATTCTAGATCCAAAGCATCATGGTTCCATTCTCCTAGTATAATCCATTCTCCCTGAAACCGCATTTTTACCATGCCAGTTTTATATTCGTCTAAAGTAACAACATAGAACAATGACTCAAATACTCCCTGCTGTTGTAGTTTAGCAATTCTATGGCATCCATCCTCCAATAGATACCCATTATCATACTGTAGAACGATACCTGGATAAGAGGTATCAACACTATCAATATGATCCGGATCAGCTGGAGGATAGCAGATGTCAGAATGTTTAATTAAAACAGGTTTACGATTATCAATGACTACTTTGTAGCAAGTCTCAGGGTGCGTCATTGTTTAGTTCTTTGTAAAGTCTGATCAGATTGTCTTCTGCTGGTATCATAACTGCTCTTGTACCGTGCTCATTTACAATTCCTATGTGTTCTCCACCTTCAACTCTTTTAATCAGTTCATCCCATCGTTCTCGGAATTCTTCTACCGAGTATTCTTCAATTTCCATTTTCTAATGCTTTCTCCCAATCTTTATTAAACTGCTCTACGCCCATTTTTGTAAGAATATGTCCATACATTTTATCAAAAACACTTACTGGCATAGTAACAATATCAGAACCATATTCGTATGCCTTCTCAACATCATGAACTGAACGTGTAGATGCTGATAAAACTTCAGTCCTAACCATATGCTCCCTAAAAAGTTTACATATTCGTTCAACTAATTTTAATCCCTCAAATCGTTGATCATCAACTCTGCCTATAAAAGGTGAGATATATGACGCGCCTGCTTTTGCCGCTAAGACTGCTTGTGATACAGAAAACACTAGTGTAATGTTTACTCTAACTCCACTTTCAGAAAGTTCTTTACATGCTTTAAGTCCTTCCGGTGTGCAAGGAAGTTTTATTGTCACTTGTGTACCAAGTTCAATATACTCTTTAGCAGCCTTCAACATTTCTTCAGAAGTATCTGCTACAACTTCTGCACTAATATCAGAGACTCCAAGGTCTACTAATTGTTTAATGGTCTGAACCGGATCCTTACCACTATTCATAATTAGTGTTGGATTAGTTGTAACACCATCAATTAATCCACTCTCAAGACGTTCTTTAATTGACTCAACGTCTGCAGTATCTAGAAAAATTTTCATTAGAACAAATTTCTGGTTCAGTTTATATATTAAGGATTTTATCCCAACGGAAAGGGTGAGATTCGAACTCACGGTGCTACTAACACGGTAGTTTTCAAGACTACTGCCTTAAACCTCTCGGCCACCTTTCCCAACTAGAGAGAGTTCTTGTATTTTTTGAAACTCTTCTCTAAGATTATAATACAATCTATAGTTATTTGTCAATACATAATATCCATCAATTTCAGTACCGTTATCAGTCCAACCATATGCTATGACTTTTTCACATTGGCCATCAATTTCAAAGCATTTATTAGTATGTAAATAACTTTCATATTTGGCATCTAAGTTAACCATTAACGTTCCTCAAAGTCAAGTTTACGAACCTTTCGCTTGCGTCGGTTCTCTTGATATTCTAAGTCATGTTTTGTCAGGACACCCTGATATTTTATATTCTTTTCATGATTGAGTAACAAAACTTTACTTAAGTCCATCGCTCCCACAGTGTCGTCAACAACCTTCATCATATTAGGACAACCGCAACACTGCACTTTTGTAGTACTTACTATAACTTTGTTACATATTTTACACTGTGCAGATAACATTTAACCTCATTTTTTAATGTAACCATTTAACTCTAAGAATTTACGTGTCAAGGGAGTTGGTTCATATACTTCCCACATATTACCACCAGCACATGCAGCAAGAGCATTCATTGTCATGTTTTCAGTACGACCTGCCCAACCTGCTTCTGCTTCCCAAGGTAATGCTGACTTAGGGTATGTACGCTCTGCTAATACACGCCAGATCATTGGAACTTCATCCTCTGGCATAATAATAGCAATGAGTGAGTTATCAATAGTGCCTGCCATACAATCTTGTGCAGCGTGCCAACCTTCATGTCTCATCACCATCATGAGAGTACCTGGTTTACCCATGTAGTCCTTATTCAGGAAGAAGTTGTTACTGACTGTGTGATAGACACCACGATGACCTTGTGGGAAATACTTCTCATCAGCAAGGAATACATTCACACCGACTTGATTAAGTGAGTGTAGCATATTATGAAACTCACCAGTGACACCAGTGAATTCTTCAGCGTTATCATATTGTGACGAGATATCAAGCATTGAGTATACTTTCTTGACACCATCAGTGCATTCACCCAGTAGCATACAACCCATACTATCCATGGTTCTATATCCTTGAGTGATCTTACTATCATCCGCAAATACAGGAGATGCTGCAAGAATTAATGCTAAAAGAAGTTTTTTCATAGTAAGTTTTAATCGTGAAAATTTAGAAGAAGTGGTTCTTTACAATTTTGAGGCAGTCTTTATTACGTTGGATTTTTTTGTTCATT